TCATTTCTTCAGCATGTAGATAAACGAATCGACGGTTTCGCCGCCGGCGGTGGTGACGCTGACCGCCACTCGTTCATAGCCCTCACCTTCAAACGCATCGAGAGTCGGCCAGTGGTTGACGAGGTTAGCTGAACGGAACAGAAACCCGTTCACCCGATTGCCACTGTTATCCAGCACGATGCCCGGGTAGCCCATCTCGGCGCCCCAGCCTTCGTTAAGCAGCGAACCGCCGACGCTGCCTTCTTCCCAGCTGCCGCCGATGGCTTCCATAATGTGCGCGTTGGGCCTGCCCGGCCCCAGGGTGCCGTAAACGAATAAGCTTTGCATTTTTCTCTCTACTACTCACTGAAAGTTAACGCATGAACATAGCATGACGTTCAGCGGCGAGCCAACGGGAGTACGGGTAGCGCAGTCGAGTTTTCAAGGGAACAAGTAGGGGGAAGAAAATCAAGGGAGTAATGGCACGCCCTATAGGATTCGAACCTATGACCTACGGCTTAGAAGTTCCTAGAATCACCATTTAACACAGTGACTTACCGCATCAAACCGCGCTCACACGTCCCAAGATGCAAAAAGATGGAAAACCATATCAACAGATGTGAAAACATCCATGTCCCAATTCTGTCCCAGAAGACTTCCGCCAGCAGTAGCCAAACTGCTAACGGAAGTTAATCTGAGCATCAATACAAAATGGTTCCGTCGCTATCAGATGTAGGCGGAGTTCCTTTCTTGTATCTCTTATTACCCGTTCCTGATACCCATTCGTAGGTCTGCTGAGCACCGCCATCTATCTTGATCGGGTGCTGCCAGTTTGCGCTGAACGTTATCGTCCCATTTGCCTCCAGAGCAACTCCATTGACGTTGTTAGGGTTGGTTATGGTTATTCGTTTTGTTGCAACATCCAACTTAATAGATGCATTGGCTAAAGCAGTCCCCGCCCTTATTTCTGTTACCCCTGAACTACCCCAAAGCAAAACATCAGCACTACTAGCACCAGCCGTCAGATAAGCAGGCATCGGACCATTGTTAAACGCGTGTGTCTTACTTGCTGCACCCGAAACTGAACCCCAGCGCACCGCCGCATCTTGATCTTGGACTATCTGCTGGCCATTCATTCGAATGGTGCTGTTTACACCGCCAACACTGACAATGTTAACGCTGCCAAATTGATAGTTTGATGGAAAATCTGTCGCCCTGGCAGAGTTTGTAAATGCCTCTTCGGTCAGGAAGAAGTTTGTTTTCCGTCGGTCGGCCAAATCTATGGTGACAGAGTAAATTTCCGCCTGATCTACGTTTGAGCCCATGTTTGAGGATAGGCAAACGATGATCTTGGTTCCTCTGACACACACATCCTGTACACCTGTGCCTGACGGGCCAGCATCGCTGTACATAGCAGGAACAGCTGCAATCGGAACCTCGGTAAAGTTTTCCCACAGCATGTTTACCGCATCATTATCAGTCCCTACGCGCATAGTTAGCATTGGGCTATCTGTCAGACCGTTGGTGCTATTGCCGTTCCGATAGCGACCACAGTAGAAGATGTACGTATTGCCCTGATAGCTGATCAGCGATACCGGAGATTGGTTAGGAACTCCATCTACTTCCCGGGTTGTGAATGTCTGGCAGTTGTCGTCGCTGTACCACATCACAGCTTTTCTAACTGAGTTATTCTGGGTGCGCAAGAAACCCACCGTACGAGTGCCATATACGCGGATCGTCGGCTCAACCAGCATCGGAGTTCCGCCGATGTTCTCTTTCGAGAAAATGATATTTCTAGTCACCACCAGGGTAACAGGGTCGATCGTGGCAATTCCGACTTCGGAATCATACATGTGATAGCCGAAAGCCAACTGGCCGTTAGGGAGAACGGCAAAGGAGTGCATCAAAACAGGTGCCCAGCCGTTAGAATCGTATAACGGAACTGGGTCTAAAACTGGAGTGTATACCGAACCATTGTTGACGCTCTTATACAGTACGCATTTGGATTGCGACTCATCAGATACACGGCGGAATCGAGCTGCGCACCAAATATTAGTGCCGTCTGAACCAGCACCCCAAGCAGACACGCCTTGCGGCCACGTTGTCAGATCTGTAGTAGATGCCGAGATTCTCGGCGCTAAACGCGTCCATGTAACGCCGTCCTGTGAAATCTGCTGGTAAACACTTAGCGGCGCGCTACTGTGAGATGCGCCCACGTTGAACAGGCAATATGCCTGGTTATTGTGGCTAAATACCTTCCCCTGCGGCCACGCCGAGTACATCCCGTTGCTGGTCGTTTGCGAGATCTTCACGCTTGAAATTGTATCGAGAACAGCCGCTACCGTGGTCTTTTTGTATCCAACCATAGCCGCGCCCTTGAATGGGTCGCTTTTGTTTGCCAGGTCGATGGCCAGTTCCGTGCCACTGCCAGTTTGAGGAAGGACGCCAATGGGATTACCAAGGCTGTCAAACCCAAGAACCTTATTGGCTCTCGACGCCGCCGGTGGCAACACTGGGATGAATGGCTCTGGAACTCGCAGCGTTCTGCCGAATATAGAGTTATCTCCGCTACTACCTTCGGTGTATCTCGTCGCATCTGGAATGTAAAATTGTTGCACGCCGAAGGTGTCATAAACGGCGATCGCATGGCGCTCTGTTACAACAAACTTGGCGATCTGATCATTGTTTACCAGGAATCCGCCAGCATTCAGCTTTAACGGCTGAGCAGCTGGGACAAACGAGCCGTCTTCGTTTTCCAGGAACACGGGGATCTGGTTTTCTGGGATGGTCGGGTCGGTGTCTACCTTCCCCAGATACACTTTTCCGTTTGCAACTGCAGCAAACTTTCGAGCTGCAGTAAATGGGGTATACGGCAGTGCGACTACTGCAGTTGGGATAACGGGATTAGCCATTTATTTTCTCCAGGCGTGAGTAATCCCCACAAGGCAACGCTTGCGGTAGTTTGGTTGTGTGAGTCTCAGCACCAAAGTGGTACTATTGATGGTCTTGGGCTATACCAATACGATCCCGATCCGCCCACCGGAAAGGGGTTCGCATGGAGAAGTTAGAAAGGCAATTTCATCTGAGGCTGCCAAAAGAAATGCACAGCAAGATAAAGCAGAGAGCAAAATCTAATTGCCGATCGCTAAATGCAGAAATCGTGCTGATAATCGAGAGAGAACTAGCGAAACCGGCCGAGATAAAGGGATTTCGCGATGATGCTGAGCAAATGGCAAATCAGCATGCTGAGAAACTAAAAAAGGTTGTGGTCGATGCTCTGATCACTTTGTACTCCAATAAACAGATATAAACTTGGGTAAAACATGGTAAAGATTATAATTGGATTCATTTTTGGAGCAGTCAGTGCAACAGCACTCAGCACCATAGCCGGACAAATTGTTGGCGAAGATGGATACATCCTTGGCTGGGATGTTGTAAAGAATGGCGAAACAATTTGCTCAGAGCCTTACGTCTGGACTTCAACAAAAGAAATTGAGTGTGACTAAAACTAAACGGTAGGTGATTATTATGAATAAGTTAATTTACACGGTTATTTTATTTTCTTTGACTGGATGCGCTCAGTCAACACAGATAAAAACAGCAGATGGTAAAAAGCAGTTTATTATAGAGTGTGGTGCTGCAACTCCCTGGAGTGTTTGTTACGAAGAGGCAAATAATGTTTGCCTATCTGGGTATACAGATATTTCCAAGTCATCTGGGTTCAACAGGAAAGAAATGACTATAGAGTGCAAATAGCCGTCCGTGGCTATCATTTACTCTCCCGCATTCATTCCGCTTAGGGACGCCACAATTCCTGAGCGGACCAGCCTCTCAAATTCTTCGCTTCCTACTGCATCTCGAATCGCTTTCACGGCGACCTTGTTAGCCAAGAATCTTCGCTCTGCTTCAGCCACTGCCTGAGGAGTTGATCCAGATTTAACAGCCTTTGTTGCCTCCTGGATCGCTTTCTCAATCGCATATCGCCCACTCCTTGTTTTGGATATCTTGGCCACTGCGCTCTTGATTACCGCACCTGCTGTTGCACCTACTGTTGCACCTATAACTCCGCCCCCAGTAGCACCAACAACAGCGCCAGCAGTAGAGTTCCCTGTCGCATCAAGAACGGTTTGAGCGATCTTTGGAAGGCCTGAATCTAATGCCTTCAAAACCTCAGTAGTTCGCCCAGTCCTTTCAACGTACTGCTGCGGCTTAACTGCAGCTCTTGCAAGGGTTCCGTATGCATCAGCGATTCGACCTAAATCTTTAGAATATCGGTTGATGGCATTAACGTTCTGAGGGGTTAGTAGCGTCGCAATATGGTTAATCCCCGCCGCATCGGACTTACCTCCCCTCACGCCATGTGAGATTGCGTCTTGCAGGATTGAAGATATTGCTGGAACTCGCTCAGCCTCCGGAAGCGCTGAAATGATTGAGTGAAATCCTGATGGACCATTAAGGCCTTTGGCAGATGATGACTGAAGAGCCTTAACTCCGTTAGTAACCAGAACGTCATTCGCCAACCCACGACCAAAGATTGATTCGGCATTTTCCTGCGCTGTTAATCTAGCCTTGGAAAGGTCATTGGCACGCGTCCAATCATCGATGAACCCTCCCTGCTCTGCCATGTTGCGCATATCATCAGTGATAGCCCTGCGCACCTCTCCAGCTCGACGAGCTGCGTTAGCCTCTCCGCTGCGGATATATTTCTGCTCTGCGTCAGCAAACTTCGCCCGCCAAGCCTTCATCCCATCAAACGTCACCCCACCGCGGTTTGCCCCCAAGAGTTGCTTCATTTCAGGGCTAAGCGGAACGCCAGCAGATCGCTCCCCTTGGATAACGGCATTGGCGTTGCTTAGCGGCATCTTCTGATTGGGCATTGTCGCCCTTACGTCATCCCACGCGGCGCGTTCCGCATTTTTCATCTCGTCAAGGTTTCCCATGATTCGCTGCTTTATGGATGAGCTTTTTTCTGATGCAGTTCCTGCTGCCGCGCCGAGATCATCAAGATTTTGGTTAAACTTAGAGGCGATCTCGTTAAATGCAGCCTGATGTGCATCCTGAGAAACTCCTGGCGTCGATGCCAGAGCGCCCTCAGCCTGAGCTACGCCACGGCTTCCTGAACGCATGCCTGGCGTTAGGGCGTTGATATCCACACCGGCGGTTTCTGCTGCCCTTGCGATGTCGTCTGTAACTTTAGCCGCCTGACCGGCAAGCACGTCACGCCCTGCCGCTGTCCTGGCAAGATTGGAGACGTCATTCGCTGTCTCAATCGCCGCTGGAGTTGCAGCAGCTGCTTGTGTCGCACCGGTTCTAGCGCCAGACATAGCTCTTATGCCGCGCAGTGCTGCAGGAGCGCCAAGTAATGCAGCATTAAGCAGCATTTCCTTTGATGCATTAGACGCAAAATCACCCTGTTCATTACCCGCGTTGGCAATAGAGCCAATCATTGCTCCAGCTACTGGACCAACGCCTGGAGTTAGGTAGTTACCGATGGCCTCGCCAGCCTGTGCGTAAGGGTCTGTTGGGCGATTTACTGGCCTGTAAACCGGATCTAGCACATCGCCGCCGCCAACTGCTCGGCTACCTGCGTTTACGAGGTTTGCCCCACCCTGAAGGATGTCGAACGGGATGTTCGCCAGACCTCTAGCTGCCTGCTCAATATTCTGCGACGTAGTTGGTGCTGGGGCTTGCTGCGCCCATGGTTGCGACGATTGCTGAGCCAATTGAGCGAGTTCATCATCAGAGCCTGGCGCTGCTTGCTGGGTCCACTGAGCAAAGCGTGGATCATTGACGTAATTTACCGTCTCGGTTGGAACCTGAGTTTTCTCTCCGCGCAGATATTTTTGGACGTTACCTGGCCCCCAGTTATACGCAGCTAGAGCTGCAGATACGTTGCCATCGTGAGCGTCGATCATCTGCTTTAAATAACGCGCTCCAGCCTCCACTTGCATGGCAGGATTACGCTTCAGCTCTTCTGGGTCATAACCCATCCCACGAGCGGTGTTAGGCATCACCTGCGTAAGGCCGATAGCTCCCTTGCCGCTCATCGCATTGGCATTCCCGCTGCTTTCCTTGCTGATTACCGCTCCGAGCAATCCGGCAGGGATTCCAAAGCGCTGCTCAGCAGCAGAAACAACATCGCCACCTTGCTGTGGTGGCGATTGCTGAGGCTGCTGGTATTTAGTCCATGGCCCATCGGAAGGAGATTCGGCCGGTGCTGCGTTCTGATACTTTTCCCATGGGCCTGCCATTAGTCTTTTCTCCAGCTATTAGGATTGCTTGGGTCGCCGCCAAGGAAGGTATATCCGCCTTCTCTCATGCCAGCGCGCGGGGCTGATCCACTACCGCTCTGCGAATTATTGAAGGCTTCGATTTTCTGCTGATAAGTGTCAACAACAGGCTGCTGCTTCTGCAGATATGAAGTCTGACGCTGCAGAACTCGCTGCCAGTTATCAATTGCCGAGCGCGCCGCCTTTGGTGACATGTTTTGGTTTATAGCGAGGAATGCCCTAGCTGCAGCTTGCCCCTCTGAATCTGAGACTGGCCCAGTACCTTTCATGCCAATTACGCCCATCAGCCGTGCTTGGCCTTGCATCTGCTCGATTTTAGCCCATGCGTCAGCTGACTCGGTTCCTGGTATGCGGGAATTAACTGTTCCGCCAAATCCGAAGACGCGGTCAAACACCTCAGGAGGAATGCTCTTCACCTGATTCACTGTGTCGTACATGCTGGCCACACTATTAGCATTGCTTTGGTGCGCGCCGACATAGTCCTGCATCTTCTGCACTGACGCTTGCTGCGTGGCAAGGGATTTAGCGCTGTTCTCACCCGCTTTCAGGCTGAGCTCCAGGCGCTTGTTGGCGTTATCCGCCTGGTTCTTCTGAGCCGTAAGATTTAGCTGCTGCTGCCCCTGCTCAAGCTGCCCTTGCTGATAAGCCGCTTGCTGCTGCAGTCGCTGCTGGCCGAGATTTAGATTGGCTTGCGCAATCTGCCCGGTTTGCTGCAGTTTGGCGTTGTTTCCGACGATATCGAAATACTTATCGCCCTGCGCCGCGAGACCAAGCGTGTCGAATAGCTGCGCTGCTCCCTGCGGGTTCTGCATGCCCATCTGCGCCAACACATTCGGATTCGCACCGATACGAGACAAATCACCTGCGTTTTCCTGCAGGTACTGGCCATAGGTTTCGGGACCTTGAGACAAGGCAAGACGCAATCCCGCAGCCTGATTCGTCATGTCGCTCTTCTGTTGATCGTTAAGACCAGCAACAGCCTGCTGAGCCTGGGTGACGAATGCAGGATTCGCCGCGGCGAAATCACGCAGCGAAGATGTATCACCAGATTTCCAAGCATTCGCGTGTGCTTGGTTGAAGGCTTTCTGGGTTTCCATCATCTTCTGCTGCTGAATTGCACCAGCCACTCCAGCCAACCCCTGCAGCCCGGCAATGGCCACATTGTTCGCGCCAGAGCGAGCGATATCATTGTTATCGCGGATCAGGCCTAACGTAGTATTGATATCGCTGGCCTGAGGAGCATTGGCATTCATGCCGCCAATCCCGGCCAGTAGGCCGCCAGAGTTACCAGCCTGTTGCCATGTAGCCATTAGAATAACCCTCCCAGTAGCCCAAGGCCGCCACCGATCGCCGCACCTAATCCAGTACCCAATCCCGGAACGATGCTACCAAGAGCCGCGCCAGACATCGCGCCGCCTGCCAGGCCGCCAATTCCCTGCTGGAATCCAGATGGTCGGTTAGCGTTAGCAGCGGCCAGCGATGCGCCTTGCATCGACAACTGACCAGCATTGTTCGCGAAGTTTGCTCCGGCGTTGGCTTGACCCTGTAGCGCACCGAGGCCAATGTTTGCCAGGTTCTGGTAGTTATTCATCTGGCCTGAAAGCCAGTTTTGCCCCAGTGTAGGAGCAATTGTCGCCAATCCGTTGCTGGTAGCGGTGCTACCAAGGCCGCCAGTTGCTTCTGCTGACGCCAGTTGCTGGTATCGAGCCTGATTGGCTAGATCATTGTATTGGCCGGAGTTGTAGTAGTCGTTCAGGGCTGATTGCTGGCCGCCCAGAGTGGAGAGATTTTGCAGCTGGCCGATGTATTGCTGCGCCAGCGGAGTGAATGGCGCGAGGTTTCCCATGATGCGCTCAAACTGCTGGTTTTGCAGATCTGCAGCGTATTTCGTTGCATCTGCCGCAGCGCCAGCTCCACCATCCCCGCCACCGCCCCCTTTCCCGCCTTTACGCATACGACTTTCTTTCATCCGCTTGGAGTTTCCGCAGCGGCTGTTTTCAAAAACATCAAACATAGCGTGATTCCTATTTTGAGTGCTGTTCCAGGAACTCCGTCAGCTCTTCGCGAGTGGCGGCATAAAAAGTGACATCATCGGTTCCCTTGAAATACTTTCTGATGGTGCCGACACGCTTGAGGCCGAGCATCGTGCAGTAAATCTGACCGTGTCTGAATTTGCGCGCGGCAAACGAGGTGACGCATTGCACGTTGAAGTTAGCCAGTATGAATCGCCAGAAGGCCAAGCCGATTTTTTGGCTGAACCCGCGCACCTCTTTCAGGTACATTGCGTGGCAGTCGAAGGTAAGCGGATGAATTTCGTGAAAATAGATGATTCCGCCGAACTGGCCATGCACATGCACCTCGAAATAACGATGCCCGGGCTGATAATCGAACCCGTCACCGTTATTGCTCCCGGCGATGATGTCGGGATGGTTTCCCACGGCCTCAATCACGTCGATGTTTCGCGTTGGTTTGAATTCAATCATCAGTTAATCAACCCATGTGCTCTCAGGTCATCTTCAAGCGCTTTTATACGCTGGCGAGCCTGAGTGAGTGAGTCTGCGATTTGCTGGATTTGCAGGACGTTCAAAACGCCTATCGTCCATGCCTGGTTGGCGTCGAATGTACCGCGATAAGCCGTGCCAGTTGCCGCCGTCCATCCTGTTCGTTGCGCTCCGACAACCTGAATGCCTGCCACCTTATAGGAAACTGCGTTAACGCTGCCGCCTACTTGCAACTTGTCTGTGGTTGGAGTTGCGACGTTGCCTACGAGGAAGGAACCGCCGGACGCTTGCACTGACTGGCTGGTTGAGACGGCTTTGGAAACATAGTTGGTTTCAATGGTCAAAACCTTGCCCTGCAGAGTAGTGATATTCCCCTCTGCGGTCGTGACGCGGGTGGTAAGTGATGCAACATTGGTCTGTAGTGACGTGATGTTGTTCTCTGCTGTCACCATGCGAACGGTTAGGCCGGAGATGTTTGTCGTGTTCTGCGTTATTCGCGTTTCATGATCGGCAAGCTCAGCTTCGTTCGCCGCTATCCTTGATTCATGGTTAACGAGAGTTGCCTCGGCGGCTGTAATGCGAAGTTCATGGTTGACGAGTTTCGCTTCTGCTGCAGTGATTCGCTGTTCATGGTCAACCAGTTTCTCTTCTGCAGCAGTAATGCGAACTTCGTGATCTTCCAGCATCGCATCCTGTTCATCATTCTTTTTCTGGGCATCATAAGCTCCCTGTCCAGCCTCATTTGCCTTATTGGCAACAAGACCGAAGTCCATGCCCTGCTGAATTACATACAGCAGGTAGGGTTGAGAGAATATGTTGCGTGGAAGTAGAGTTGCGTCGATGCGTGTAGCCTGGATGACTACCGGGTTTTTTAGGTTCTCGTCAGCCATTATTCCAGCCTTATCGAGCATCCGCTCAGAGTCACAGGTGATTTAGTAACAACCCTAACCTTGAAGCCGATATTCTTTCTGATGCGGCCAATTCTTCGCCAGATGACTCGCTTGTCGTAGATGAATGGGGCATTACCGCCAACCATTTGCTCTCTGCCGTAATTAATTCCGTCGGCAGTTGCAGAGATGAATAGCCTCTCTGCTACTTGAGAAACGCCGGTTGACGCTTCCAGCTCAAAATCAAAAACTCTCGCGCCATCAGCCTTAAACATTGGGGTGTAAAGCAGGTGCTCTGCTTGTGAACCATATTGCGATGAGGCGTCAAAAATAAGCCTCCCAGTTATTGCAGATATCTTGTCACCAACAGTTATCTCGTTGCCTTCGAACATATAATCGATGGAACGATGAACCATGTCTGCCAGCCCTGTCTTTAGGATGCACCACTGAGCCCCATTCTGTGCGGCCGCTGCGTCATAGCACATAACGTGCCTTGGAAGATGGACGATTAAAATCTCATGACCATCGAATCTGGTTGCTTCTAGCACGCCAGTTGAAAGCTCGTCTGCTGTGTATCCGCGCAAAACCTTCTCAACGGTAGCCGACGCTATTGGAGATGCCTGGCCGTTGCTAACCATGTAAATTGATGGCGCTCCGGTAGCCTGGCTGCTGATGAATGCAAATGAATCGCCAAATTCAGTCTTGCAATACGTCCCGGCGATCCCCTTATTAACCATGAGTGAAGGCTGGGCAATGTAGATTGCTGCCGTTGTCTCGGCCGAGCCAGTAAGGGAAAAGAACTCGATGGTTGATGAGCCGAACATAACGACAAAGTCACGCCAGACCCCGCACCCTATGATTCCATCAGGCTGGCTTTCAGCGGTGTAAAATGGCCTAAATCTGTCTGGGTGCGATTCGTCCTCGAGATCGGTAACGCCAAATGTCTGCGTCCCATCCTTAACCCAGATATATCTACCACGCGCCCGGCATGCATCACGAACGCTGCCGATATCGTATTGTGGGTATTTTGTGACTACCTCACCAATTTCCTGAGTTACAACAAACTCACTTGCGTTTGTCCCTGTTACGCCAGATGGAATATTGAGAGTGTATTCAATAGTGACATCTGTTCCTGCATTCGGTACGCCAGTAACCTTTAGATTGGTGATATATGGCGCGGTAGTTGATACAGGCTGAGACTGGTCGACTGACCACATATCCTCGGTGATTTGCATCAGAGTTCCCGAGATGCCGGTCGAGGTCTTTGGTGTAACTTTTATCAGGAATGTCCCAACTGCGTTTTCTGCAGTGACGCTAAATTTGTTATTTGCCGCTGTTCCGCTTGTTGATACCCAGTCTTTAACGGGGTTGCTTTTAGGTGGCGTGACAACCTCTTCAGGCCAATTCTGAAGCGTTTTAACTGTTCCGTCATAGCGATACATGGTTAATACGCCATTAGCCGCTACAGCCTGGCTTGTGGAGCTGTGAGCCATGCTTACCCGTGAGCCACCAGTTACATTCCCTACTTCTACGCCAGCTTTGTAAAGACGCTCACCAGCGACTCGATAAACGCTGCTGTTGACCGTATTGAATTCGGCTCCGCGAGATACTCCAGCAACGTCTGAGCGCTTTTCTAAGCCGGGGAAAGATCTAAGGTATCCAGATGCATTCAAAACTTCTTTCGGCGTCGCCAGCATGTTCACAGGCAGTAAATCGACGTAATCAGCATTGCGGTAGTCTTTGCCAAGGCCTTTGGCTAATGGAAGCTGTTGGATTGGCATGAGTCACCTACTAATTGGGAATGTCGCCGTCAATCGGCGGAAGATCGCCAGGGTAATATCTGTCGATGGTAAACACGTCGTATTTATTGCCCTGCCCAAGCGGGAAATCCCCACGACGACGCATTGATGGAACAACAAGCGTATCAGTCAGCAGCGCATCGTACGAACGCTGGGCATTGGTCAGAACTTGAAGCGATGGCTCTACACCATAATCAGACAGCATGCGAAGGATTAGCTGATAGCCAACTGCATGCTTATATTTGCGCGGCAGTCCAGAGTCATCGTCTGGTAACGGCTCCTCGCCATCCGCCGCGAACAAATAACCGACGTTACCAGGATTAATCATCCATTCAGCCATCATGTCTTCGAGGTCATGAATGGCATCCTCGACTGATTGAGGCTCCACATCAGTTAGAGTTGCGTTTGAAGCTACTGCGGGTTTTCTGAGAGCGAATAAGACGATCTCACCCTTTGTCAGAGTCGTTGCCATTGTCAGCCGCCTTGCGCCCACGTTTAACAACCGGCTTGATGTCGTCAACGGAAGCCACAAAGCCGAGCTTTTCGTAAATTGGGAAGTCTTTCTCTGCGATTACAGCCTGAACATGGCCAGCTTCGTTATCGGCAGCCATAAAGATGCTCATGCGATCCATTTCGCCTCCAAAAAATAAAGGGGCCGAAGCCCCTCTTGATTACGGATTGCCGAAGAACTGGCCGCCCATGTGTGGGTTGAAGCACACGTAGGCTGGCAGCAGGTCGAAACGCATTTTCTGCACGTTGGCGTCGCCGTCCGAGTATTTGTGTACTCGGATAGAGAAGCCTTCGTAAGTTGCTACTGCAGAGTCGATGCTGTTCAGTTTTGGCAGAGGAATGGTGCCCAGGCCGCAGAAGAACTTGTTGTAGAACAGGTTCGGCTTCATGGTCTGGCTTGCAGTACCGATTACAGTCACCGCGTCACCCGCGGCAACCTGACGGCTAACTGCGTTGTATTGTGGGTTGGTGGTGTCGTAAATCGGAACGCCGGACAGAGTAACTGTAACCGCGCCGCCGGCGGTGGAGTTTGCGTCGGCCAGAACGGTTGCAGTGAAACTGATAGGTGCAGAGCCGTTATACAGGACCTGTTTGCTCTGCTGCTGCAGCCAGTAGGTGTTGGTGAACTTAATCTGGTCGCCAGCTTTCAGGAAGCCAGTTACAGATGCGGTTGCGCCGGTCAGTGTTACCTGGAACTGGTAGGTGTCTTTCACCGCGTTATAGGTCACGGTCGGAGCGGTTTGCACTGTCAGCGTGCCACCGAATGCACCTTGCGTGCGGGATGCCAGGCCATTAGACATCAGCGCGCGAATGCCGCCGAAGTTGCCTGAAATTTGCGCATCTTCCCAGGCTGAGCGAATCAGCTGATCATTGCCATGCAAGCCGGATTGCGCGTCTGCTAAGCGCTGAGCTGACCAAGGGTCCATGACGGCATAGTTCTCGCCGGTTTTGATTCCGAGGTCTTTCATGAGAGATGCAGTCTGTGCAACATCTGACCACTTGTTAATCGGGGTGTTTGGGCTCCCCAGTGACAATGCGCCGTTGTTCATCATGAACTGGGCAAGCTCAGTCTCAAGGTCGGTCACAATTCGCTCACGGACTGGCTGAAGAATTTCGTCCAACTGGTTAAGCTTGATAGCCTCTTCCAGTTGACCATATTCAACGGCAACGGTGATGTAGTTGCCGACGCGACCAGTTGCCTTACCGGAGATCAGGTTGTTCTTTGCCTGGCCGGAAATGTCACCGGTTGCGGTTCGCTTTGACGCGAACTGATGCGGACGCTTGAAGCTTACGCTATCACCAGTGCTGGAGTTGATTTCTCCGGCCAGCAATTGACGATCGACGGTCTTCGCCAATACCAGGTCGGACATGAAACCAGGCAGGAATTTTTTCAGGACGATTTGACTGACGTTACTGTTTAAATCATTGGTAGCCATTTAGCTGTTCCTTATTCGATTTTAGCGCCGGGGCAGAGTTTGTTGAAATCATCTTGTTTCGCATCAGCGCCGCCACCACGAACCTCCGGCTCTGGCTTGATGGCTTTCTTAGGCTTCGGTGCCAACTTAACTTGCTGGCTAATCTGGCCTAAGAGGAATGCTGCGCGAATTGGGTCTGTCTCAGCGGCTACACGCTGGCGTAGTTGTTGGTTCTTGCCCAATGCATAAGCAACGAGCTCAGAACCTTCGTCGGCGGCATGAATCAGGATTTCCTGTTGGATAACCGGAATCTCCTGGCGAACGATATCTTCCATCTCGCGATAGTCTTTCACCGGAAGCTTTGATGCTCGCTCCTGATGCTTAGTAAGGCGCTCGGTTAGTCGTTGCTGCAATTCCTGCTGCTGACGTTGCTGCTGTTGTTTAACCTGCTCAGCACGGCCTTTCTTCTCATGCCAATCAGTCATCGCCTGTTCAAACGCTGCTTCGTCGTACTCGCACGACTCCAGGGTCGGCTTTGGAGGAATAACGTCTGATTGTGGTTGCTGCACTTCTGCTGGCTTGGATTGAATCTGCTCAAGCTGGCGGCGTAGCTCCCGGTTTTCTTTCTGTGTTTCTTTGAAGCCCTTGCGAAGTTCTTTCACCCACTGAGGAGCTGGCTGCCCATCAATGTGATCGTCTTCTTCAGGGTTGAGGCTAATTTCTTCATCACCGATTTGCAGTGAGTAATCCTCTGGCTGCTCTTCTGGCTGTTCACTTTCGGCCTTTTTCTCTTTCTGCTCTGGTTCTTCCTGTGATTTCTCATCAGGATTTTCCTTTGCTTCAGTGACTACTTCTTCGGCTGATTCCTGTTTTCCAGGCAGGTCAATAACCTGACCGTCGATGATCAGTTCGCTTTCCATTGATTACTCCTAGTTAACTCGGCATTGAGTCTGCCGGTGACTGTGGTGATGTGGGGATTTGTTCTTGCTGGGATTTAAGGAGGTCGTTCAGGAGCTGAATTGCATCCATAACCCCTTTCTTGTTGATGTTCTGTGCCTGGGAAAGCTTGTAGACAACGTTAGCCTGACTTTCCTGAGCATCCTGCTGGGCTGTGAACGCCTTAATGACGGTTTCACGCGTCGCGTTATCAGCCTTCTTGTTCTCTGCCTCAGCCGCAACCATCTGAGCCTGTGCCAGAACCATTTCAGGGTTAGGCTGGGTCTGAGCTGCCATTTGCGCCTGCTGGACGATCTGCTGCTCTTCCTGATTTCGCGGCTTAGCGATACCAGAAGTCAGAAGCTGCTTGCGGTTGAACTCTTTGAAGTCTTCCAGTCCTTCGCCGTCCAGGTTATCCATGATAATTCCTTGGATGGCTGGTCGAAGCGGATCGGTTGGCAACATGGAGTTGAGGACGTTGGTCAGCACAGACACCGTAGCATCGCGTCTTGCCGTATAGCTTGGGCCAACATCAACAGTGACGTCATAGCGGCCAGTTGATAGGTCGTTCAGCGCAACTACTCGGCCAGTTTGGCGATCAACAACCTGCGCATTCATTAGCGCGATGTCATCGGTGCCGTCTTCGTTAACCACGCGAACTTCACGCTCTGAACCGTAAACCTCTCGAGCCATAGATAGCCAGACCTCACCGGCACGCTTCAGGCTCTTAGCCATGTTGTCCAGGTAGATGAACGAAGCCATGTCTGCGCGATTCATCAGGTTGTTAACAGTTTCCTGCGCGACGTTGCTCGGCATCTGTTGCATCGCCTGACTGCCACCGGTAACTTCCTGAATATCTGCACTGGTAAGCTGCAGCATGGTGGCAATGGCCGGATTTAATTGGGCTTGTGGAGTGTAAGATGCTGGCGCTGCTGGACCGGTAGGATTCCCCTGCTTATCCCTGGGAGGTCTAATTGGGAGATATGCAGGCCGTTTCTTATTCCTGTTCGCCCAGTGATCCTCATAACCCTTAACTTGCTCAGGATCAACGGTAGGAATCGAACCTGGATCCTGAGCCGCTGTATCAGCCAGCATCGAAACCTGCAGGTTGTAGAGTCGCTGTGGGTCCATAGCCTTGGCAATGTGTCCCTCGACGCGCTCAATATCATCGATAAACCATCGCTTGCCATATACCGGAATAAGCGGGATATGCTCACCAGGGATGCGGCGTGGCTTCTCAAGGAAGTTCTGGCCGTCAACCACTGACACATAGACACGACGACGTTTCACAGAACGGCGTGCAACCTCTACGAATCCAGCCTCAGCAAGCTCATCCTCGATATCTTCGATTTGGTCACTATCGTAAGTAGCGATTTCCCCAGTCAGCGGCTGCTTGTAGCTGATTACATCCACCGATTCCTTGCGCACTTCGTAATACTTAGCGATGTAAACGACTTCTGGCTCGAACCAGTCAAACTCCCATGAAGAGATCGTCGTTACATCGAGAGACGCAGGCGGAGTCTTGCCGTATTCGGCCTCGTACTTCTCAGGCGAGAGCGAATACATGCAGAACGCCCAAAGCGCATCTGACTTGTCGTACTTCTTCGCGTCGGGGTCAAACCACACCGAGCGAGATGGGTCGTATACCGGCTCAATGGCAATGCGCTGGCGCTCGTCCATCGGGTCGTATTCATTGACCAGCATTGATGTCAGGCGGAAGCAGCCAAAGCCACCGGTAGCAGCATCATCAAATGCGTTATCGCAAGCCTCGCCGCCGTCGGTTTCCTCGTAGTCAGCGCGAAAGAGTCCATTCAGCTTGTTGGCCAGCTCTTCGCTTGCCTCGCGATCGCCAGGGCGAAACTTCACAGTGATGCGGTTGTTCCGGTACTCAGCAATGATGCGGTTAAGCTCAGTGGCCACTTTGTTGATTTCGAACTTCGGGTATTTCTCGAACTGGTCGTCAAGCTTGGTTCCCGCTGCTGTTGCTCCTTCCCATTGACCGCCAGGGACACGAGCGAATCGCGTAGCTTCGATGCACTTTTCGCGCACGTCTTGCTGCGGCGTATAGGCGCGGTCAAACCTGAGCATGACGCGCTCATGTTTTTTCTCTAATGTCTCTGCCATGTTTACCAACCGGAGGATGAGGGAACGTAGATTTCCGTTTCTTCTTGCGCCATCGCCGGACAATGCATGCACATCATCAGGGAGTCAGCTAGGTTAGGTGACGGGATGCCGAGCTTTTGCTTCATTTCAACTTTAGTCATGAGCTCAAGCTTCCCGTTACCGTTAAATTTGCGCTGTATCTGCGTGAGTTCAGCGAATGTCTTCTCAAGCATCTTCTCGCCGATAGCTTCCTTGTCGAAGCTAAGCATGCTGTCAGGGTCTGCGTAATCACCGTGAACAACGGCGCGGTACGTCAGATAGAGCCTGTCAGCCAGGGTGTAGTAGAACTGAGCGCGCTTGTTGCGGAACACATCGCCGATAGTGCGGATATTGTCGCCCTGCACCACTTCATCAGCCCAAGCCCCTGATTGATACGGCGCATCTTCATCGAATGGCGATTCGCTACCCTTGAACATGGTTGCGGTGATCTTCTTTCCAGCGAATGAGTCAGTTACCTGCCTACGCAGGCCAGCTCCGAGTCCGTCTCCATCCCAGAGGAAGTGATCAGCACCGTCGTTAATCGCCAGACCAGTCGCCCAATCTGCGCCATCGTTCACATCGACCTGCTCTGGCGGTTCAGCAATGCGCTTCACTACTGAGCCGTGACGCATGGCATAGCCTTTGGCATCCGGACCGGTATCTGACGGGTCGTGAGATGCAACAACGGCCCCTCGTGCTTTCCAGCCAAGCTTCTTGTGAGCGTCTGTTGCCGCTTCCAGCCACTCGCGCTTGATGATTGCCATATCGCTTGCGCTTACCGGCTCGCCGAGCCAGATGTGACGATACAAAGTTGGATTACGTCGCTTGCACTCCTCCATCTCCAGCCGGAGAACCTCAGGGAAGTGCGGGTTATCGGTGTAGTTAACCGTCAGTAGGCAGATGTCATCAGGATGGTCTACAACGAAGCGCTGATAGGTATCGTCGAGAATGTTCTTCGGGTTGAAGCTAACCCATATTTCAGAATTAGGCTTTCGGATGGTTGGGATAAGGATGTCCCATGATTCCTTCGTTACTGCCTCTGCTTCTTCTACCCAGCAGATGTCGATACCTTCGAGAGATTTAATCTTCGTCGGGTTGTTCTTGATGCCGTAGAACATGAATTCAGCGTTAGTGCCAAGATGGCGAATCATCGAGCGCTGAATTTCGAACTCAGCTGCATATCCTTCGCGCTCGATTGTGTCTTCAAGCAAACGGATTACAGAATCACTGATACTGTTCTGCAGCTCACGAGCACATAGGATCCGCACTGGCTGACGTCTTGATGCCTCGATAAGCAAGCGAGCCATCGCCCACGACTTACCGCTACCTCGACCGCCCTTAGCGACCTTGTAACGATGCGCATTGATGAACGGCTGGAAGATAGGGTTAATCGTTGTCATTTGCCGAATAGAGTGCTCATTGGTGATGTTTCAATCTGGATAGCCCCACCACCTGGTCCGGTATGCTCGATAATTTGCTTATCAAGCCCGGTTAATTTTGCTTTACCGAGGGTTGCGGCTACTGCGGCTGAAGACTGCGGCGTTTCAGCGGTTAAGGCCGCCTGTCGAGCCTCTTCTAGCTCAGCCAAAAGCGAGTCAACTGTCACGCTGTGACGCTCTTTAATCTCACCCCTCAGTTCTGCCACCCTTAGGGCGACCTTAGGGTTATCGAGTAATTTGCTGGCTTGTACGTGTACAGCATCTGGCTTCATGTTTTCGGCGGCATACGATGACCGGTACGCCTCCGATGCGTTACCAGTTTCGATGTATGCCTGACAAAAAGCCTCTTGCTTAATTGTCAGTGTCATTCTTACGCCTTGGTGAATGCCTGAGCGTACTCAACCATACGGCCAGGGGTTAACTGGATAACGCTCATGTCGCCCAGAGGCAGGAAGCCTGCGGTGATCTTCGCGTTGCACTTAATGGTAAAATCGGCGCGGTCAGAACTAACCACGATGTCGTAGTCAGTTGCTGTGGTGCCGCCGGCAGCGACGACCTGGAAATATTCAGTCTTGGTAGGAGTGGCGTGAACGCCAACCAGCCCGCCTTGAGGAAAGCGTGATGCTGCGATATGCGACTTAACCACTGGAATCAGGTTTGCTACCGAACCGGCGGTTGCTGTCTGCATGGATGTGATTGCCATTACTTAGCCCCTTTCTTTGGTTTCTTCTTGCCTTTACCGGCTTTGCTCATAGCAATGGCAATAGCCTGGTCTTGTGGCTTGCCTGCTTTGACTTCGGTAGCGATGTTCTCGCTGATGACCTTTTTCGACTTACCTTTCTTCAGTGGCATCTCAAACTCCTGTCGGGAATAAATCTAAAGCCTCTGTGGCTTTTCTGATTGCTATCTCAGTACGAGATACAACGCCTGAATCGCTCGTCGCGTTCGAATAGCCATCACGGAATAGCTCGTATTTCAGCCTTTCTCCGCCGACAAAGGAGATTGCTTTTCCTGCTGCGGTGGTGTCACCCATAACAAGCCGAAGAAGCTCAAGGTTCATGGCTTGCACGTCAGTCATTCCTACAATATCTGCCATGATTGGCTCCAGTTGTTTGGTTAAAGCCATTATCGAAGCCACTCAGTGAATGGCTTCTGTAATGCGCGTTAACAGGCCATCGGCTGCAGCTAGTTGCCGCATACTTCCGGTTGGCGATAGCGCCACGTTGCCAGAGTCGCACCGCTTGCTCCCATCAGGTAGGCCACATCGCCGCCCGCACTCGTCAGCCCTTCGCCCAGCGTTACTGAGTTGCTCAGGTTGTCGTGCCCCTGAAATGTGATCGTGTTGCTGGCCTGATGGAATATAGGGTCCTGCGCAGCGTGGATGATTTCATTCCCGTTGGCAGTGATGATTTTCAGTGCAAACATTTTCTTTCTCCTGGTTCTTCTATTGGGTTAATCGCAGCATTAGCCACACCTCTCGGAGTTGCCTCGCCACTTCCGTCTTTCCGGCTGCCAAGACGTGATCACCTCCTGCTAGGTAACACAGTCTTATTCCTCGTCGGGTGGAATTCATTTCGCCAAGCAAACCTGATTGATGTAATCCTGCAATCCGGAGATCTGCTTATTGGCTATTTCGATTCGCTCTCTGAGGGTGAAATAATCCCGTTGAGCGGAGTCAGTAAGTCTGGGGCTGGCTGCATCATCCACGCCGGAGGGCTTGGAGGGTTGGCATGAGGCGGAGACGCGCAGCTTGCGAGCGCCAGTGGCAACATCACGCTGCAAATCAGCAATCTTGCTTTTCGCATCTTCAAGCTCCTGCGTTCTCTGCAGATCGATAGCTGCGACCGCTTTCTGTGTTTTGTTCTGCCACTCGAGCTGGCCAGATAGCTGCTGCTTTTCTTTCTGCAGTGCTTCTTTGTCATGTCGCAGCGCTTGGTTGCTAATGGCGAAGTAAGCCAGGAGTCCAAGCACTAATGCGACGATTGCAGCTTGCCAGTGCTTAAGCGGCCAAGTCATAACAGAAACAGCGAGCGTTCACGCTGCCTGCGAGGAAGGAGAATATCCGGATCGTTGCCTGCTCGCTTCCATGCCAGGAACTGATCTGCAGCGCCGGTATAATCGCCAGCCTTGAGTTTTCTGAGCAGTGTCGAGCCGTTGAATGCTGACGCGCCGATGTTGAACACCAGGCTGCAAAGAGCATCGTATTGGTTCTGGTTAAGCGTGACATTCGCCGAATTGATAGCTCTTTCAGTCCACTGCAGGTCAAAGCGCAGTAGGTCAGACGATTTCTCTTTCGTGATAGTCATGCCCATTGCAACAGGCTTGCCATCAACCAAACCAGTATGGCCGACGCCGATAGTGGGGATCCCGCGTGTGTCTTTGTATGCTGAGAGCTTTTCACCCTCTTGGCGCTTCAGGAAGTCGATACCGTTATTGCTGATTTTCATCACTAGCACCTACTCGCTTGCTGATAGCGCTGATGGCGATATTGCGGAGCTTTTCAACACCGATGAAACCAACCATGCCACCAATGAAAGGAGACATGCTTACCGGCAATCCGAACACATCCAAAGCACTGGAGATGCAAAGAGAAAGGGCGCCACATAGGACGCCCTCAATCCAGCGATTCTTTCGCTCCACACCATCGTAAATTAATCGGCCATAGCAAATTAACCCGGCCATCATTGAACCAAGAATTTGCGGCCATGCGTTTTTAAGGCCGTTCAGAACGTCGGCCCAGAATCCAGGGTCACGTTCATTCATTTGACGATCCTGCATACTCTAGCCCCTACACTCTCCCCGCCGAGCGAGTCAACGAATGCACGGTCGTTATCACAGAGAACGCGGAGAGCTCCGATCTGAGCGCCCCATGCATCCTTCTTCCACAGCTCTACTGTGGAGATAACTTCATCATCGGTCTTTGCGCTTGCGAGGCCATATGAAACGACAGATCGCGGGTACGCGTAGGCCGCCGAGTTAATCCTCGAATTAACCTCTGCAGCGAGATAAGAAAGGAGAATTAAGCCCAGCAACCAAGGAGACGAACTCACGAAACCAGCCCGGACGAGCTCAGGTAATTTGAGCATTGTGGGTTCCTTACATTGCTATGCTGTAGTCAAAGGTTCAGCCCGCAGCCGTAGACGATCAGCTACTAAGAGGATGCCATGGAGTGTGTCGCTGTTGGCTGGAGCTGAAATGCAAAAAGCCCCGCACGATGGCGAGGCTAAAATGTTGTGTGGTGGCCGGTGCCGATCCCCGGCTAGCAGTCGTCGCCATGGTAGGCTTTTACCCCACCATCTAGCTCATTCACCACAACGGAAAGGGCACTGCATGACGTTTGCACGGACTTACCTTCCTTTCAGGCAGTCTCGGCGGTTCTCAATGCCCTTACCTGTTGTGATCAAAAAAGCCGCCGGAGCAACTTAAGAGTCACTAACGGCAGCTTATGTCACTATTATGGGTAAATAGGTAAAACAAAGTCAAGCATTATCTATGCAACATGCTTAATTTTCTCTACACGTTTGCGACTATTGAACGCATTTACCATCGGAGCATAGAGCATAAACAGGCTTGCTTTGAGGATTTCAGCCACTTCTTTACGGCATGTTTCCTCTGACGGCTTGCGCCACCCTTCCCCTAATCGACCGCGGTTAATCTTGCGGGGCTTTGCAGTCGCGTGATAGTAAGATGCAATGGCTCGCTTAGAAGAACCATGGGCGTAGTAGCTGAGCAGGATGCCAAAGGCTTTCTTGTCGATAAACATGACGGAATCTACGACCTGAGAAATCAACATTCCGTCATCGTCATTGCACATTGGCCTACTTGGATTTTTGCTTGGCTCTACGCTTTCCATGAACTTGGCGATCATGTTGCTCATGCGCCGTTCGAGTCGTCCGGAGTAGACCCATGCGCCAAATAGCTGCATCCAGCCATCAATCCAGTCGTGCTGCTCTTTGGTTAATTCCAGGGTTTTAATGCTCACGATATACCCTCCGTCTTAACCGTTCCGTGCCGGTCTTGTTTTGTGGTGAACAACGTATGCATTCCTCGCCGGTCGATTACCCTGACGACCATGTTCCCGCCCGGGCGTTGAACCACTCCATGACATCTGCCGGTTAGCGCGCGGAGGAATCTCGCCTCTTCGATTGCTGCAGGTATGCTTGTGAACATCAGGCTGCCTCCTGGAGTTTTTTTAGTTCCCGCAATTTCGCTCTGTAACGCGCTCTAATCGCGTCAAGTTCTTCGCGGGTATATCGGTGTGGGTTGTTGTCGTTTTCAAGCGCTAGAACACTCTCAAGCCCGATTTTCATTACTAAGCGAATGCGGTATTGGACTGCGTTGCTTGATAGCTCGGCATTGCACCGATGACATTGTTTGTGGATGTTGTTTTCGTTGTACCTAAGGTGTGATGCCGCTCCTCTTGACCGGAAATGCCCCGCCTCCCATTGCACCGTCTCCCACGTTCCGCAACTGATGCACGGCTCGTTTACATCCCTTCCCTTCGTGATGTAGTCATTAACCACGCGCTGGGTTAAATCCTCCCAGTGCTTCAAAGGCTTCGCTTCAGCCTTGCGCTTATTCCACTCACGGCGTGCAGATGCCTCAGATTGCTTTTGCTTGCGCTCTGATTGCTGCTTTGCGTGATGGATTGCACAGGATGGACTACAGACGATTTGAAGGGTATTGCGAGGGGTAAACTTGGCTTTGCATTGTCGGCATGTCTTCGGCTTCGGCGGCTTGATGCCTTTAACCATCATCATCCTCCACGTTTCCGATAACCTCATCTGCTTGACGGTCTATCTCGTCGTTGCACTGTTGGCAGATGTAGCACTCGTCCTCTGCCAATTCTGACAGGCAGCTGCAGCAGATATCTGTGCCGAACTTCTTCGGCACTTTCATAATTCCCGGGATGGTAATGGCGTTCATCGCACGCACCTCATCAGCAGAAACAGAACGGCATTACCCGGCCATGCGAGACTGAGTAGTAGCATCTTTGTGGTTGATAGGGTTGGCTCGTATTTGCAGAAGAACTCGAAGCTGCGGCCAGCGATGAAGCAGTAAGCGCAGGCTGCTATCACTCCGATAAGAATTAATATCGCTATCATGGCTTTCTCCGGGCGCGACGACGCAGCCACATGCTGTCGGCTAAGGTCGCGGTGTAATTTTTAATTAGAAAAGTATTCGCGAAATTTATCTTTAGCGGATTTTTGATAAGCTTCATTAGCCAGTTCGGGTGTTTTGTAATAACCAAGAAATGCCTTCTTGCCATTGTGGGTTATTTGAGCGAACCACTTGCAATGCTCCTTGCTATAAGAAACCCCTCTAAATCCTGATGTGTTATGAGATTTTAATCCAATGTTCGCACCGTTTTGCGACCTCGTTGCCTCTCTCAAGTTACTTATCCTATTGTTGCTTTTATCCCTATCAATATGATCAATGTGCTTACTAGGCCATTTCCCATATAAGTAAAACCATGCCAGACGATGAGCAAATACAGATTTATTCTTAACTGATATCTTAACGTATCCATCAGGAGTTAAAGTACCAGCAATGCTACCTCGCTTAGCGCCACCCATCCTATTGAGTGCCCATACAAATATTCCTGTATCAGGGTCGTAGTGGATTATTTTCTTTAATTCATCATGTGATATTAAGTTGATCATCTTGTTCTCCTGACGCGGTTGAACCGGCTTTGTAAAAGAGGCCAAACTGCGTCATATGTTGGGGTTAACTCGGATTTGGTGCTGGGCTTTCTGGTCTTGCGTTGGTCAGTCTTGAATATCAGGTTATCCATTATGATTTGCGTTGGGCTCCTCAATTTCTGCGCCCTCGCTTCCTTTTAGCCTCTCTCCTGGCCTTTGCCACTCCTGTTTTTCTTTGCTTTGCTTTTGGATATGGATTCCCAACAAATCCAGCCATTGCAGGACAATCTAGCGTCCATGCGTGGCATAGAGCTAAAGCCATTACCATTTTTCGTCTATTCATTAAGCCACCTTTCTATTATCGCCATATCGATTAGCCCACTCGATAGCGAGCCGGGATTCATCGCTGAACTTGACGCCATGCTCAGCACCAAATGCGTTTATAAGCTCGATTAGGTCGCGCATCTCGCCGACGGTCATCTTGCTTGTTGATTGCCCCAGAACGACAAAGCCGCCGTCTATGCCAGGAACCGTCTCTTGCTTCTTCAGCGCAGCAGTGAAAACACACTTCCAGCTCTCAGAACTCATCTTTCGCCCATACCAAACGACCTGCTCGCTGATGTCGCGCAGGGTTGCCCAGAGCTTTGCATTCTGGTCTAGGCTTCTGGTTGGCTCTTGGATGGTTACTGCGAGGGGTTTATCTGGATTTAGTGGGAGGCTGTCGATGAAGTTTTTCAGGTTCTGGCGTATCTGTGGATTTCTCAGGACAAATACCTGTTTAGTAATTTCTCCCCCGATTTTCTTTGTAGAGCGAGTCGCAAATCAACTTGTACTCGCGGTCGAAGAAATTAAAGTTCTGATTGTATTTGCTTCCTAACGCGCTAATTTTTGTCGTCGCCATCGCGGTTGCAGCAGTTACCAACGCAACCTGAAGCTCGACTGGAAGTTCAGGAAATTTTGGTTCGTTACTCATGGTTATCTCCTTTGCTTGGCAGGTCAGAAACCGCCCTTCTGTTTTGATGGTCGGGATTCAGCTTCGGCTGCAAGTGCTTTAGCTTTTGCCTGCCCCTGGTCAACTTCGTAAATCACGCCGTGGCGTTGGTCTGCATAAATAACGCCGGACTCGCCATGCCGGTTCAGTCTCAGCAGGTACTCTGTCTCGGCCTGATTAGCGTTCTCGTCGTATGTGCCGCCGCGATAAATCCCAAGCCAGTAATCGCAATCCTGCTCGATTTGGCCAGTGTCGCGGGAATCGCTGGGTAGCGGCCGCTTGTTGGTTCGCTTCTCAAGGTCTCGGTTAAGCTGGGTCAGCAGTACGACAACGCAGTTCAGCTCTTTGGCAAGGTTCTTTAGTCCCTTGGTAATCATGCCGTAGGCTAGGTCGTTACGCTCCGCCTTCTCGGCCTTCATGAGTGTGAGGTAATCCACCAAAACCATGCCTACAGCCCCGCGCTCTCGCTTAATGCGGCGAGACTCAGCAACGATGTGAGATAGAGGTAAGCCCGGAGTGTCATCGATGTACAAATTCCCATTCTGTGCCAGTTCTAGACCTTTCTCTGAGGCCATTGCGAACTTGTTGTCGTCGTAATCTTCTAGATAAAACACTTTCGAATTAACCCGCGAGTTCTGGCTTATCATGTTCTCAGCAAGCTGTACTCTTGGCATTTCCAGGCTAAAAGCAAGCGCCGGCAATCCTTCGTTCAGAGCGCAGTTGATCGCCATTGTCGTGTACAGTGTGGTCTTGCCCATTTTTGGCCTGGCACCGATAACAAACAACGATCCCCGGACAATCCGCTTGGGCTCAAGCATGGCATCAAGTGCGCCAATTCCTGATGTCATTCCAATCGATGCTGGGTCTTGACTCAGTCGACCATCAACAACGGTCATCCATTCCTGGAATACTTCAGCGAACGGCACAAGGCCACGAAAACTACCGGCGCGTGATTTATCTTCCAGTCGCATCGCTAGCGCTTGCATGTGCTCTAGCTTTTCAGCAGTAGTCATCGCCGATGGCTGATAGAACACCTCGAGCATCTTGTTGGCCTGCTCGATAGCGAAACGCTCCATAGCGCAATCCTTCACGCGATTAGCGTATGCCAGAATGTTCGCGGCGCTTGGCGTGTTCTTGGATAGCTCGGCCAGATAGGCGAACCCGCCAACTCGGTCAATCTCTCCAGTGGACTCCATGCGCTCAGCAATGGTGATCAGGTCAATAACGTTGCTCTTGGAGTTCATCTCACGAGCGGTGCGGTAAATCACCGAGTGAGCCGGGCTGTAAAACATTTCAGGTGCCAGGAAAGAAAAAACGCGCTGAACTCGGTCGCTCTGCGCGTCTAGTAGGATTGAGCCAAGCACTGATTGCTCTGACTCGATGCTGCTCGGTGGCAGCCGGTAATCAGCGGTCGTCATGATCGCCCTCACGAACTTTGAGATAAACATTGTCGTTCAGCAGGAAGTCAAATCCCTTCTTGTGCCAAACAGTCCCGCGCTGCTGGTTCTGACGCTCTTCGAACATCCAGCGGCAGTTGTCGCGAACGTATCCCAGGTATTTCCGCCAGTCGTCCATCGTGAACCCATGACCATCCAGCTGACGAGTAACCACCCCAGCTTTTCGCCAGAATGTTTTAATCGAGCTGCGACGTTTCTCGGTTAGTGCTCTGACCGATTTCGCTTCTGGCAGGATTTCGTGATAGGCGTCGATGACGTCTTGACATGAGATTGTAGGCTTTTGCTTTTCTGATTTTTCGCTGGCTGATGCACTCTCATTAGGTTTACCTAATGAGTTATTATTTAATTCATTCTCTGTGGCACTTTGTTGGCATCCTGTTGGCACAACATTGCCGCTAGTCCTTGGTGCGCCTGCGTTTGCGTTGGCACTTTGCTGGCATTCTGTTGGCACAATTTTTAGCTGATAATCGTCGTATTTCACTACGAAAATCCGGGTGAATTTCTTAGTGGATTCGCGACTTATCATGCCCAGCTTTTCGAACTTATTGAGCAGGTATTTAATCCGGCTTTCACTTATGCCGGTATCTAGCTCCAGCTTGCTCCTACCGGTGATGAATTCGCCGCGGCGCAAAATAATATCGCCAAATTCAGTTGTAACTACGGTCGGCTCATAGTTTGCTGTGAGGATGATATGAACCCACAGATGCGTTGCCTCTGAATCCTTGTAGAAAGGCAAGTATTTAATCTTTCTGTGTAGCAAGGCAAACCCCTTACCGGCCGCCTCCGGAGTCTCTACGTGGCGCTCCTGCTGCCTGTAGTCGGATAATTTTCTAACGACGCCCATTCTTCTTCACCCCTGCCAGTGCAATCCGATATTCACCAATGAACCGAGCAGCAAAGCTCCGGTTATTGGCGGCTGCAACAACGATTCCTTCAGGTGAATCAGGATGCCGTCGTTCCTCTTCTTTCTTGTAAATTCGGCGATTTTTTGCCATAATTTCCTCCAGTGATTGCTTTGCAAAATCATCACTTAGGCCGAGAAAGTGTTAGCGCACTGCTCGGCTTTTTCATTTGTCAGAACGGCAGCCACTCGCCGAGCCAACTCAGACATTTCATCATCTGCTATCCCATAGTTCAGGACAGCAAGCGCCATGCTCATAGTCTCCAGCAAGCCTGATTTCCACCGGCTAACCTGGGACTCATGAACACCCATAGCATCAGCAAACTTGCGCTGACCCATTACTGCGATTTTGTTCAGAAGCGACGAGTGAATATTCATCGCCGTCTTGCGTGTGCTTGCAGTTTCCATGCGTAATACTTCCTTTGTGGTTTAAATAGTTACGTGCGGCATCCGTGGGGATTGCCACTTTTGTTTGTGCGACCGAAACAGTCGCGGTTAAGTTGTTTAAAGAGCGGTGGTGCTTATGCTGCTTGTTCTGGATGCTTAAACAGATTTGGGAGGTCTGGGCGGATCTGATAGTTCTGCACCTTACCTCCAGTGGCCTGAACGATGGATTCAACGTTCTCTGGAGCCACTTTCGCCTTGCAGTGCAACCACTTCTGCACTGCCGACTGACTTACGCCACATGCGATCGCCAGCTTTTTCTGCGTTCCGACGATCGCGATGGCGGTTTTAATTACTTGGTTGATAACTGGTTCCATAAAACCACCTCCGTTGTATTCAAGTCACAATATACAACTATAGTTTTATTTAGGCAAGAATATAGTTGTTTGACCACGTATAACCGAGGTTGTATTTTCTCGGATATGAAAATGACTCTCGCTCAAAGATTGAAGGCCGCCATGTTGGCCGCAAACCTGACGCAGTCCGCACTAGCCGATTTGGTTGGTGTGTCACAGGCTGCAATACAGAAGCTAGCTTCTGGAAAAGCAAAAACGTCGACTAAAATCGTGGAGATCGCCAGGGCATTGCATGTTCGTCCTGAATGGCTCAGTGAAGAATCTGGGCCGATGAAGGATGACAGTGATAGCTCTTATTCAAAGCACCACCCTGATTCAGCTACACCGCCGCTTGAAGAGTGGGAAGCTGGCGCATCATGGGATAGAAATACCCCTTTGCTCAGGGATGAAGTAGAGGTGCCTTTTTTGCGAGACATTGAGCTCGCCGCTGGGGACGGAAGTTATAACGAAGAACAATATGATGGGGAAAAATTGAGATTCTCCAAAGCCACGCTGCGCCAGGTTGGCGCTAGTACCGATGGCAAAGGAGTTTTGTGCTTCCCAGCTCGCGGCAACAGTATGGAGCCAAACATACCAGACGGTACTGAGATAGCGGTCAACACGAACGACAAGAAGCTAGTTGATGGAAAGCTTTATGCCATCAACCAGAACGGATGGAAGCGCATCCGGGTTCTTTATCGTGTTGGGCCGGATAGGATAAGCCTAAGAAGCTACAATTCGGCCGAGTACGAGCCGGAGGAGAAGGATATTAACGAAGTTGAAATTATTGGTCGTGTCTTCTGGTACGCAGTTCTTCCTTGAGCAACACCCTCAAGCTCGGTAATCACCCGAGCTTTTCTGATTTATTCCTCCAAGATCACACTTTTTAACCTTAAATCCTCCCCTGCACCAAAAATTTCAGTTTTTTAATACAACCAAAAACAACCACTTAAAACAACCACGCCCATATTTACAACTTCAGTTGTTGACATAAATACAACCATAGTTTTAAATAAAGTCATCGAAACGAAACATCGATGCGGCAACCGGAACAACCAGCCGCGCCAGACATGAAGTCAGGCTGCTTCTTTAACAATCCAGATTGAGACTGATTCGGTCTCACCAAAGTGAAGTTGGCTTTGGGGTGTCGTGACCGCGCCAAAAAGTAATCGCTGCTCCCTCTCAGGGGTAAACGCGTAGCGGGAATACGGTAATCGCAACTGAGATAGAGGTACAACGTATCGATCACGACACCACCAAAGCTAACTAACGGAGAAATCCATATGAACAGCAAAGAACGCAAGAAGCTTGCTCGGGCAATCGCACATCGGGCAGAGCGCAACAAAGACATCAGCCTGTCTCGCAAAGTGGCCTCGGCATTAAATGGAGGGGCCAGGGTTGCCAAGGCTCTATCCTTGGCCGAATACAGCATGAATAATGAGACGCACAGCTCTTCTGCATGCCTACCTGAGGTTGCTTTATTCAGGGCTGGATACAGAAAAACAAATAGCATCACCGCCAGATAGAGATACGTTTATAAACTTCGCTTATCATGGTTATAGATGACACAGCATGCGGGAGCCATCATGACGAAGGTTGTTGTTAAGCCAGCCAAAGAAAACAGTAAAAATAGAAGGTTCAAGGCGCGCGGGGAGATCATGAAGCGAAAATCTGAAGAACTGCGCAAAGAGGAGGAGGCACAGAAGGAGCTGCTTAGAATTGAGAATGGACTTGATGGCTGCAGCGATAATGTTGTCAAGGCGGTGCATATTCCTTCGGTAGCTAAAGATGTCTCTCCACCAAAAGAAATCCACGATGATGCCATGCACAGAAAAGTGAATCATGCGCATCAGCGAAGTCCCAGCAAGAAATGGTCATAACCCGCTCCGGCGGGTTTTTTTACGCCTAAAAGTCGAGGTAAGCATGAGCGTCAGAGGAAAGGTTTGGTTTTGGATGTTGGTTTCATGCGCCCTCTTCTGGTGTGGCGTGGTTATTGGATTGATGAGGGTTATGTGATGCGAATAACCATGACGATTGAATCGCGAGATGACCTTGAAGCGGCGATGGCAGCATTGCGCCACTTCATCAAAGAAAAGCGAGTTGGCGACGGAACGTCTGATTCGTGGGGCATCGGAATCGCAGACTCCAGATACTTCTGTGTTGAATTAAAGAAGAACGGAAATTACAGCGTCAAGCAATCAAGCTGACCATCACAAAGCTCATTTCACAGTGGGCTTGATGATGTATCAGTAAGAAGACATAACCCCTCTTATCATCACTTAGGCCGCCATTGTGCGGCCATTTTTTTACCCATCGCTAAGCCAATTTACGAGTTGGTTCAGCAATGAATACCTATCAATCAGGAGTTACCCATGCAGCAACTTGCTTACGCTGGGTGCCCGCTCATGGGCGCTCAATCTGAAACATTACTCGAAATCATCACCCGCCGTATGCGCTGCATTGGCCGGTGGTTGAAAGACACTCTTAATCAGCGGGGTGAACCGTAATGAACAAGCCATTCAACACCGCTCAGTTCACCGCCAGAGCCGCTATAAAGCTTCGCAGTCCAGCGTTGTGGGCAATGGCTATGGTTCAGCTTAAACAAGCCTGGAAGTCGAAATGAACGCACAACAGGCCGTAGAAATTGAACGCATCGTATCGACTTTCACTGAAGAAGATAACGAAGCGGTTTATGAAGAGGTTGAGCGTCTCGATAAGCAGATGCGGATTGGTTACATGGAGAAAATGCTTAGAGAGCATCTCCCGCACTGTGAAGCCGAGGTATTCGCGCTGGCTGCTGACTCATCCGAGTTTCAGGAGATAGCCAGCAAAGCAATTTGGGATTGTCTGACAGAGATTGTGAAGCGTGAGCGGGCTGTCGAGATATACCGGAACAAACACAGATACGACGAGGTAGCGTGATGAGCTTCAGCATCATTGAATTCGTGAAACAGCAGGAGCCGTTTTTTAGCGGCGCGCTGACTGACCAATCAGTTACATGGGCTAAGGAAAGCCAGTTCGCGATGCAGCTTTTCCAGAAGAATGATTTCCTGACGAAAACGGCGATCGGGAATCCGGCAAGTGCGCAGAATGCGATTATCAACGTAGCGGCAATTGGCATCACGTTGAACCCGGCCAGTAAGCTGGCATACCTCGTTCCCCGCGATGGAATGGTATGTCTCGATATCAGCTATATGGGGCTTCTTCATCTCGCTCAAGCTACCGGGTCGATTAAGTGGGGTCAGTGCAAACTGGTTTACTCGAACGATACCTACGAATCGAATGGGCTGGATAGCGCGCCCACTCATAAGTACAACGCTTTCGGCGATCGCGGTGAAGTGGTCGGCGGCTACTGCACGGTTAAGACTCCCGACGGAGATTATCTCACAGAGGAAATGAGCCTCGCAGAGATAAAGGCAACCGAAGCTACCAGCAAGGCAAAGAACGGCCCATGGAAGACGTTCTGGGCTGAAATGGCGCGTAAGACAATCGTCAAGCGGGCAAGCAAATACTGGCCGCGCGCCGAGCGCTTGGATAATGCGATCCACGTCCTCAATGAAGAGGAAGGAATGCACCAAGAGCCGGTAATGCCACACACGCCTGAAAGCGAAGTTATCGAAGGTGAGAATGCTCGCAAACAGGAGGTTTACGAGCTGGTAGAAGGAATCTGTCAGAAGATGGAAGCGTCAGAAAGCATGGATGAACTTAAGCCACTATTCGCTGATGCGTTCAAGTTAACTCGTGGCATGAAGCTTCAGCAGAATGTTCAGGCCATCTATTCAGAGCGCAAGGCGCAGCTTGAAGGAGCAATGTCATGAGTTGGAAACCACTAGAGCCAACAGAAGAAATGATCGAAGCAGGAATGCAACAGGCTGTTGAACAATGCCCTGAAATCGACCATCTAGACCAAAGTGAGATGTCTGATTTGGTTTGCTTTATCTGGCAGGCAATGTATTCAGCGCATAAGGAATTAGCATGAGCAAGCTATACGACATCGCCAATGATTACGCAAAGCTCATGGATTCTGGTTTAGAGCCAGACATGATCGCCGACACCATCGAAGGAATTAATGGCGAGATGGTTGATAAAGTCGAGCAGTTGCTTGCCATCTGCAAAAACGAACAACTCTATGCAGAGGCTTTGAGAAACGAATCAAAGTCACTACTGGAAAGAGCGTCGGTAGTCGAAAGCAAGATTTCAAGCATCAAGGAATACATAGCTAGATCGCTTGAAACCGCTGGTAAGAAGTCAATCCGAGCGGGTATTCATCAAGTAACTGTTCGCGTTCCATCCCGTCAGGTTGATATCACCGACGCATCTATCCTACCGATTGAATTCGTTGAGTATGAGACATTAGTCAAGCCGGATAAGTTGGCCATCAAGCACCGTTTGGACGCGGGAATATCCGTTCCTGGTGCTCAGATAAAGCTTGGCAAACCATCGTTAATCATCAGGTGACGAGGTGATTTATGGCTGAGCGTTGGCAGGATTTCGAAAGAAAATATCTCCGGCAAGCAACCAAAGACACGGAAGTCGAAATCATCGCAAGGAAGCTTGAACGAAGCGAGTCTGCAGTCATTAGAGAGGCTCGCCGGTTGAAGCTAAGGCGTATCGGAGGAACCTCTCTGCACTATCGAAATAAGAAACAGACGCTTCGAAAATGGCGGCATCTAATCAAGCCATGCGACAAATGGAGCCAACAAGAGTTGGCTCTTTTTTTTACCCATTCAAACCAGCAGATAGCCGAAATAACCGGTCGCTCAGTTGAGTCAATCGGAGATAGGCGCTTGCTCGAAAACCTCCGGCGAAATGGCTGGCTAACCAAAGACTGAGACAACTCATGTTCGGACTATTTCTTCTCATCTGCTCAGCAGGTGCGGATTCGTGCAGCTATGAATCAGCTGGGTATGTCTACCCGGATTACCAGAACTGCTCAGCCGACATCGCCGCGCAAAAACTCCCCTCTTCTTACGAATGCCTGCCAGTTGATGCTGTGGTGCGGGCTAAGGATGACCTATGACCGAAGTATTGACCTATGAGGCGCTGAAGGCTGAGCGCGATGCGCTGGCTGTGGAGAATGCGGCGCTGAAGTCTAAAGCTGCCGAGCTTGTGCATGAAGCATCTGAAGTCTACTCAGCATACAACGCCACAATCAAAGAGCCAGACGGTGACTTCATGGATATGCAGACGATGCATGAGATGAAGTGCATCGAAACCCCAGCCACTGACGCAGCTCTGGCAGCTATCCAGGCGCTGGGAGTTGAGAAGGCCATCGAGCGACTGATGAATATGTTCGCAAGCACCGGGCATATTGGCATCCCTGTCATGGCCCTTGAAGGTTTGGCTAAAGAGTTGCGGGAGGCCAAATGAAAGAGCGCCCAGTGATGCCAGCAAATGAACTGAAGCCGTGCCCGTTCTGCGGCAACACAACTCCGCAGCTGATGACTCCTGACTGCATTCCGCTTGGTGGGTTCATGGTTTGCTGCCCTCAACCTGGCTGTCAGGCTCAGTGCCGGCTATCAGGAAACCGGGACAAGGCAATTGCGGCATGGAACCGCCGGGCCGGTGACAGCGCTAGGGAGGTGGAGCGTGGGTAG